CGAGGACCTCGAGGCGACCATGCGCGGCGCCGGGCGCGGGACGTACGACCTGGTGGTCGTCGACGCCTTCTACCGCTTCATCCCGAAGGGGTCCGACGAGAACTCCAACGCCGACATGACGGCGCTCTACAACCACGTCGACCAGATCGCCTCGCTCTCGGAGGCGGCGACGATCCTCGTGCACCACAGCACCAAGGGAAGCCAGAGCGGCAAGGAGACGATGGACGTCGGGGCTGGCGCGGGGTCCATCGGCAGGGCGACGGACAGCCACGTGGTGTTCCTGCGGCACGAGGAGGAGGGCTGCGTGACCATGCAGGCGCGCTGCAGGTCGTGGCCTGCCATCGCTCCCAAGGTCCTGCACGTCGATCCGCCGAGGGTCTGGCACGATCAGACGGATGGTCTCAACCCTTCCGACCTCTGGCAGCCGCCCGCTCCGAAGAAGCGGAAACCGCAGGATTGAGCCCGTTACGCAAGGCGCGTCGCGCTAGACGGCGCGCCGCAAAGCGTAACGGGAAGAAATCTGCAGTTTCAAGCCTTTTTCTTGGAGAGCAAAAGACTATTCAGAGAAACTATGCATAGTGCATAGACAAGCCGCTCTTTATAGTCCATAATGCCCTGCATGGCACTACACAGCAGAGGTAAGGGAGCGGCGGGCGAGCTCGAGGCTGCGGAGGCGCTGTCCGAGATCCTTGGCGAATGCCGGCGAACGGTCCAGTATTCGGGGCGCGCGGGCACCGCGGACGTCGTCTGCGAGTACGCGCCCGGGCTGCACATCGAGGTCAAGCGCACCGAGCGGCTGAACCCGTACGCCTTCTTGGATCAGGCGATCCGCGACAGCACCAAGACCAAGCGCGTACCGTTGGTCGTCTGCCGCTCGAGCTACAAGCCCTGGCTCATCGTCTGCCGGCTGTCAGACCTCGAGCGTCTGGCCGAGGAGGTGACACGTGCCCGAAGCCTTCAAACACCAGCTGCCCCCGATGCCGCAGATGGATGCCAAGAGCCGGATGCAGCGTGACCGCGGCACGCACTGCGGCTGGAAGTGGCGCCGATGGCGCAACCTGTGGCTCAAGGGCAACCCTCTGTGCGTCGACTGCGGGCGGCTGGCCCAGTGCGTCCACCACGTGGTGCCTCGCCATGCGGCCCCAGAGCGCATGTACGATCCCACGAACGTCGCGAGCCTGTGCAACCAGTGCCATGAGGCCCGCCACGCGACCCGTTGACTTATCCACAAGTTATCCACAATTTTAGGGGGGGGGTAGGCCGCTTTTAGACCACATGCCGACGTGTCCTCTTTGCCCACGGCAAAAAATCGACCATCGGACCCCCCCATAGCCCATCGACCCATAAAAATGTGGATAACTTGTGGATAACTCAAGGCCCGAGAACGACCTGACCGCATACGCCGAGAGCGTGCTCGGGGGCGCAAGGCCTTGTGGCAAATGGGTTTACGCTGCCTGTCACCGCTTCATGCGCGACCTCGAGCGCACGGACGTGCAGCTCGACGCCGCGGCCGTCGACGCCGCGTTCGCCTTCTTCGAGCGCCTGCCGCTCGTCGGCGAGGACACAGGGCGGCCGTTCGTCCTGACGCCGTGGCAGCGCTTCTGGGTCGGCAACCTCGTTGGATGGCGCGCTGCCGACGGCCGCCGGCGCTTCAAGCTGGCGATCCTGCAGGTCGCCAGAGGCAACGGCAAGACGACGCTCGCCGCCGGGCTCGGCCTCTGGGACATGGAGCAGGGCGACGGGCGCCGCGTCCACGTCATCGCGAACAACGAGGACCAGGCGGGCATCTGCCTGGACACCGCGCGCACGATGGCGCGGGCCGTCGGCGACCCGTCGACAGTGGTGCGGTTCGACCGCGTCCTGCGGCCGTCCCACGACTGCGAGTTCAACGCGCTTCCCGCGCTCGAGCGGTCGCTCGACGGCCTGAACCCGTCGCTCTGGATCGCCGACGAGGCCGCCGAGTTCAAGGGCAGGTTTCTCACCAAGCTCTTGACAACGGGCGCGAAGCGCCGCGAGTCGCTCGGCGTCATCATCTCGACGCCCGGCAGCAACCCCGAGAACCACTACGCGGAGCTGGTGAAGCAGGCCGAGGCCGTCCTGTCGGGCGAGGTCGAGGATGACACCATGTTCCCGATGCTGTACGGCATCGACCAAGGCGACGCCGTCGGCGACGAGGAGCACTGGCCGAAGGCGAACCCCGGCATGGAGCACGGCCAGCCCGACATGGTCTCGCTGCGCCGCTCGTGGAACACCATGAAGCGGAGCGCCATGGGCCGCTCCGAGTTCACGCGCTACCACTGCGCGCGGGCGGACGAGAACACGGGCGGATGGCTCGACATGGCCCTCTGGCCGGGCGGCAAGGCCATCGAGTGGGACGAGCTCCGCGGGCGCCCGGCGTGGCTCGGGCTCGACCTCTCGAAGAGCCTGGACATGTCCGCGCTCGTGGTCGCCGTGCCTCGCGGCGACGGCACGGTCGCCATGCAGGGCCACTACTGGTGGCCGTCGCAGGACGTCGCGCAGCGCGAGCTCGACTACCGGATGCCCGTCCGCCAGTGGTCGGCCGAGCGCCGGCTGACCCTGACGCCAGGGCGCGAGATCGACTACGAGTCGATCCGGCAGCGCATCCTCGAGCTGCGCGACCAGTTCGACATCAAGGCCGTCGGCTACGACGCCTGGGGCAGCAAGTACCTCGCCGAGCAGCTGGTCGCCGACGGGGTCCCGCTGCTGACCTACCGCATGGGCATCGGCACCTTCGGCCCCGGCTGCCAGCTCTGGCAGAACCTGTGGGCGGGCGGCAAGTTCCTGATCGGCGACGACCCGATCATGCGGCGCTCGTGCGCCGAGGCCCACGCCTCGACCGACCGCAACGGGAACGTGCGGCCCGTCAAGAGCCGCGAGTACTGCATCCTCGACCCGCTCGTCGCCGGCATCATCGCCGTCCACGTCTGGGGAGGAAAACGCGCGAGTTCGTACGACGAATGGGTTTAGGCGCAATCCGCACGGGATGACGTGGCCACGATCCCGCCATGCTGCGCGAACTGTTCCGACGCATGTTCGTCGGCCACTGGCCGACTCACGGCGTGCTCCAGATGGACACGGCCGCGAATATCCCGTTGGTCACGGCGGCGAACAGCATCATGTACACGCCCGTGTGGCGCGCGGTCAACCTGATCGCGAACGACCTCGCGCGCATCGACGTCGACGTGAGCGACGCGACGAGCGACGCGCTGCTGCGCAGTCCGAACCGCTACATGTCGGGCTTCGAGTTCCGCAGGACGCTCACGCTGCACTGCGCGCTCTACGGCAACGCCTTCGCCGTCATCAACAGGACGCAGGGCGGCGAGCTGCTCGAGATGATGCCGCTCGACCCCGACAGCGTCTCGCTCGACGTGACGGGCGCGGAGCCCGTCTACCGCACGTCGATGTTCGGCAACCTCGCGCTCGAGCAGGTCTTCCACCTGCGCACCGCGGGATGGAACGGCCTGTGGGGCGAGGCGCCGACGCGCGTGTGCCGCAACGCGCTCACGATCATGGCGGCGCAGGAGCAGAGCCAGCTGAAGGCGATGGAGAACGCGGGACAGCCCAAGCTCGCGCTGGTGCATCCGGGCGCGCTGAACGACAAGCAGCGCCAGATGGTCGCCGAGCAGTACCTCAAGCAGCACAGCGGATCGGTGAACGCCGGCCGCCCGCTGGTGCTCGGCGACAACATGCGCGTCGAGCGCATCTCGAGCACGTTCGACAACGACGGGATCGACGCCGCGCGTCGCTACTCGGTGCAGGACGTGTCGCGCGTCTTCGGCGTCCCGGTCTCGTACCTCAGCGAGCACAGCCAGAGCACGTACGGGTCGATGGAGTGGCTCGGCCGCATGTACGTCGACCACTGCATGCGGCACTGGTCGTCGATCTGGACGAGCGAGATCCGCATGAAGCTGGCCTCGCAGTACACCGAGGTCGTCTGGGACTTCGACGCGCTGCAGCGCCCGAGCCTCGCGGAGCAGATGTCCGCGCTCCGCACGGGCGTCGAGGCGGGCTTCATCACCCGCAACGAGGCGCGCGCGCGCCTCGACCTCGAGCCGCTCGCAGGGCTCGACGAGCCAATCGTCGCCAAGAACATGGGCACGGGCGGCGGCACAACGAACATCGGCACCGACACAAGCGCGGAAGCGGGGACCCCCAATGATTTCACGGCGTGACATCGGATCCATCGAGCAGGCCGTCGAGGGCCGCACGCTGCGCGGCGTCGCGGCCGTCTACGGCGCGCAGTCGCGCGAGATCACCGAGTACGGCCGCACCTTCCGCGAGCAGATCGCGCCGGGCGCTTTCGCCAAGTCGCTCGGCGAGGACATCAAGCTTCTCTACAACCACGACCCGTCGATGCCGCTGGCGAGGACCCGCTCGAAGACGCTGGCGCTGATGGACCGCGCCGACGGGCTGCACTACGTCGCGTCGCTCCCCGAGACCACGCTCGGCAACGACGTGCGCGCGCTGATCGAGCGCGGCGACCTCAGCGGCGAGATGAGCTTCGGCTTCTACGTCGAGGCTGACGAATGGAACAAGGCGCGCACCGAGCGCACCGTCCGCCAGGCGAAGCTCGTCGAGGTGAGCATCGTCGTGGACGCCGCCTATCCCCAGACCAGTTCGAGCCTGCGTCACGTTGACGCGGCTTCCATGGACGCCGCGCGAGCGCGGCTCGCACTTCACATGACGAGGATTTCACAATGGACGACCTGACCCAGATGGAAAACACCGTGCACGAGTACCGCAAGGCGCTCGAGCAGTTCGCCGCCCGCAAGAACGCGGACACCCACGAGATCACCAAGCGCGGCTCCGGCGAGGAGCGCGAGAAGATCGCGCGCATGGACGCCGACCTCGACGCGGCCGAGCGCCTCGTCCAGATCCGCGCCCAGCAGAAGCGCATCGCGGAGCTCGAGTCGCGCGCCGAGTTCCAGACCCGCGTCCCCGGCGGAAACCTCGAGGCGAGCGAGTACTCGAAGCGCTGGATCAACGCGCTCGTCAGCGGCAACCCGATGGAGATGCGCGCGCTCTCGCTCAGCTCGAGCGGCGCGGCGATCCCGACCGACATGGAGCGCCGCATCGTCGAGCGCCTCCGCCAGCAGAGCGTGATCCGCGCGCTCTGCACGGTCGTCCCGATCGACTCGAAGCGCACGATCACCATCGAGAACGCGCTGCCGACCACGGCGCTCGTCAGCGAAGGCGGCTCGATCACCGCGTCCGACCCGTCGTTCTCGACGGCGATCAGCGTGGTGCCCTACAAGTTCGCGACCCGCGTCACGATGAGCCAGGAGTTCATCGAGGACGCCATCGGGCAAGGCGGCATCGGCGGCGGGCTCAACTACGTCGCCGACAAGTGCGCCATGAGCATCGCGCTGTCGCAGGAGGAGTACCTTACCGTCGGCACCGGCAGCTCGCAGCCCGAGGGCATCGAGACCGCCTCGATCACCCAGATCGAGAACATCGGAGCGGGCGGCGCCGGCAACTCGGCGAGCGACGACCTCACCGGCGACATGCTGATCAACTGCGTGCACCGTGTCCCGCCGCAGTACCGCAGCGGCCCGCGGTTCTCGTGGGTCATGCACGACTCGCTCGTGCAGCACATCCGCAAGATCAAGGTCAACTCGACCGACTACGTCTGGAAGCTGAACGAGACGGGCGGACTCTCGCAGGGCGCGCCCGGCACGATCTACGGCATCCCGTACCGCCTCAGCGCCTACATCAACACCGCGACCGACACCACCAACGGCGCCGTCGTGGCCGTGGTCGGCAACTTCGAGTACATGGAGCTCTTCGAGCGAACGGGCGTCACCTCGCTGCTCGACCCGTACTCGGCTGCGTCGACGCACCAGACGAACCTGTACCTGTACAACCGCTGGGACAGCCACATCATGCTGCCCGAGGCGTTCGCGTCGATCACCGTCTGATTCCCTTGTTGCGGGGGGCCGCCGCCGGAAGGCGGCGTCTCCCTTTATGCCCGCGCTCCCCATCCCGCTCGACGTCCTCCGGACCCGTCTCCGCATCGAGACGGAGGCCGACGACGTCGACTTGTCCACGCTCGCCATCGCGGCCGCCGAGGTCATCGAGCGCGAGACGGGCATCGCGCTCTCGAGCGCGACGAGGACCGCGAAGATCAGGCGCTGGGCGCGCTTCATTCCCGACGTGCAGCCGTGCACGTCGTTCACGCAGGTCCAGTACGTCGACGGCAACGGGGTCACCCAGACGCTGCCGGCGGCCGAATGGTGGGTCGACGACAGCGAGCCCGTGATCGCGCTCGAGTTCGACACCGACAAGCAGATGAAGGAGAACACCTTGGCGACGGTCACCTACGTCGCGGGGTACACGACGATCCCCCACGCGCTGCAGC